AGTCATCTACAACAACAGAAGCACTAGATGTTAGCAGTGATTCAATTTTATCTGTAGCTGATTCCTCTGATTTCCCAGACAGTGAAGGTAAACTTATAATAGGATACGGAACATCTCATCAAGAAGGTCCGATCCCTTACATATCAAAACCATCAAGTTTAACATTGAGGTTAAATCCTGCTTATGTGTTTACAAAAAAACACCCGATAGGAACAGATGTAACGCTTGTTTCTCAAGATTCAGCTGTTAACGTGTCAAATGACGGTAGTGATTACGCTTTTTACCTAACAGACTCGGTTGCTGGTAGAATATACGCAGAAGATTTAATAAATGAAATAACAGCAGTGGGAATTGTAGTTATAATATATATACTTTACCCTGATGACGTAGGTCTAGGTAAATACAAAGATCCTGAACATTCTGAGAAGTTTTATGTTTGGGGAACAACAGAGGATTTATAATGAGTGTTGTGGCTGGTGCTGATATAAAAATATACATAAACGGAATAGTTTATGCTGAACCTCAACAATTAAACTATATGATAGACTATGGAGAAGAAGCTACATATGGTATTGACTCTATTTTTCCTCAGGAAATAAAAACATCCAGAATATCAGTAACAGGATCTATATCTGGAGTGAGAGTGGGAAACTCTAGCGGATTACAAGGCGCTCAAGCTAGAAGTACAATAGCAGGCTCTATGTATGCTTCTTATATATCTTTAAGGGTGTTTGATAGAAAAACAGGTGAAGACATACTCTTTATACCCAAAGCCAAGGTGACTAAAGAAAAAACATCTGTTTCAGCAAAAGGGGTAATGAAGTTAAGTTTTGATTTCACAGGACTACAAGCTCAACAGCCTCTAGACAGGTCTTAGGTAATATCCCCTAAATCAGCACCACAATTACTACAAGACCAGAACTTAAGGTTATTTGATATAATATTCTTATACTTACTTGGCTTTGAACAACAGTTTTTGCTATCTTTTAGCCAGTCAAATTTATAATGAGAGTCAGGTTTAGTGTTTTTGGCTTTGTCCCAGCTTTTGTCCCACTTAGATTGTTTTTCTATATCTCTTTCATTTTTCCCGTGTATTGCTGCCCATTTTTTCATGTGTTCAGCATAAAATTTAGCTGAGCTTTTGCTTTCGTCGCAAGTAGTTGATTTTGCGTTCTTTTTAGTCTTTTTAATTTTATTCATATTGTCCCTCCAAAAAGATAATATCACACAAAACAACATATTGTAATTAAAAGTCCAGACTGAATCTTTAGATTATATAAAAGAGTTTGGAGAAGTGAATGAGTATTCGTAGACGCAACAATTATTTAGGTGGAATGAGAGTAGATACAACTCATCTTAAGTCTGTTGAGTCAGCTGTTTCTAATGATTTCGACGAGTTACTGTCATCAATGGTCACAGGTGAAGGAAAATCCTATGTTATAAGGGGTTTTGAAATAAACATGCCAGGAGCTGTAGGAGCTGCTGCAAGTAGTCTTCAACTTATAGTGGAAAACTCTTCTTTTTTACACGGAAACTCAAACACATCAGGTACTTTCTATGAAATACCTACAGGGACTGATCCTGAGATACTGTCAAGCACAACAAACGAAAAAGTAGAAGGTGCGTTTACTACAAACACTGACAACTACATTGGAATAGAGTTCGACAGAGAAGTAGATGATGCTACAATAGATCAAGTTGCTTTTTGGGAAATAAACACAGATATAGAGTTCACAAAAACAGTACCACTAGCAATTACCTTAAATTACAAAATAGTCATATCGACATCTAGTTTTGCTTCAAATGTTTTACCAATAGCAATAGTTCAAACTGACGGATCTAACAATGTAGTAGATATTACAGATAGAAGATCTTTACTTTGTAGACTTGGAACAGCAGGAGACTCAGAACCAGATCCCTTTTACAATTACCCATGGGCAGACGGAAGAGAAGAAAACCCATACGAGTCTAATTCAGAAGTATCTCCCTTTCAAGGCGGAGATAAACAAATAGGCAGCATTAAAGAGCTTTTTGATGCTCTCATGACAGAAATAAAATCATTAAAAGGAACAACCTACTGGTATTCAGAAAGTACTGGAGGGTCAATTTATAGACTTAGACAAGACAGTGCAAACTTGACAGTAACAGGTAAAGGTACTGTTTCTCATGATTTAGATTACCCAACAACCTCTGTTCCAGGAAGAATCAACTGGAGTGAAGATTTTTACTTAAACTTCATAGGTGGCAGACTAAGATACACAATAAAAGCTAACCCTTCAAGTCAAAACATAGTTCTTCTTGATAATCAGGTTGCATATGTTAAGTTAGTTAGAGGTGAAAATACTGATGCTAACCTTCTTTTTACAAATGGATCAGCAACAGTTACTTCTGTAGGAGGAGACTGGACATCAGATCTTCAAGCAGGTGATTTTATTAAAAACGCTGCCTCAGGTGACGAACAATATTATGAAATAGCAAGTGTTGACACTTTAACTCAAGTAACTTTAACAGAGAATTTCAACGAAGTCACAACTACAGGTGGAACAGAAGCTCAATATGCTTTTGGAGAATATGAAGCTGTAGCATCTCCTTTAACAGATAGACACATTAAAATATCAGATAGAGGATCAGTTCCTTTTACACAAGATCATTTCTGGCTATACTCAAGACAAGATAACGGCGGATCTGTTGCAAATGTATATGTTAGACCGTTAGGTGGAGGAGAGCTAGAACAAGGTGAAGATAGAGAGATATCTGATAACACTAGCTTAGATCTATTAAGCTATGTAGGTTCTACTAGTGAATCTGACATGGACCCTAATTACGCTACCTTAGCTACTGGAGCCAAGACAGGTACTGAAAACTACAACACAGTGTTGGGTGAAAACCTAACAATAAGAAGTTCTAAGTTAACTTCTATGATAGCGGACAAAGCTCAAGACAAAACAATTATATTTGCCCCTCTTGTTGATTATATAAATAACACAACTAACGGGTCAAATCAAGAACTTACCTTTGTTCACGACAACAGTGGAAGTCCTGAATTAAACATTTTAATGCACAGCTCAGCAAACAACGGTGTAATAGGGTTAGATGGAACTTTAACTTTAGCTGTTAATAAAGTTGCTTATTTTACCGTAGACAGGAATGTTTCTTTTTCAATAGCAGATCTCAGTGGTTTAACAATAGTAGACATAACAGCTCTTCCTTTAGAGGAAAATATATTTGTTTTTGCTGTTAGAGAAACAACTGATTCTGTGTACTTATGGGATGGAACTGAATTAGTTCTAGGTAAAAACCTATCCCAAGGTACTGTTTCAGAAATACTAGATTCAAATGCTTATGATGAGCCGTTGTCGGTTGTGTCTGGAGCACCAAGTGACACTAACGAGATCACAGGACCTATATCTCCTGGCACCGCTATGTCTCTCCCTGACGACTCTAGAGATGGAGGAAGTCAACAAGGTTACATAGTAGGTAAAGGACTGTTAGAAGTAAAACTGAACGGTCAAGAGCTTGTTTCAGGGGTAGATTTTAGCGAAGTAGGGTCTGTTGGAGATCTAGCTACTACATTTACAACACTTATAGATCTTGAGGTAGATGATATTTTAAGCCTAAGAATTGACACAGCTGGAGGGTATTTTTCAGTTGGGATTGCTTCAGGTGAAACAAATACAGGTTCTAATTTAGGTGGACAAAACGAAGTATTTAAAGGAAAAGTAGGGGTTGACCTGCAATTTCGCACAGTTAGAGGCGGAGCAAACACCGATGTAACAACAACTGGTGATATAATAGATATAAACAACTACGGATATGTGTCTGTAATTACTAAGTCATTAGATTCAACTTTACTTTTAACAGAGAATGTAATTTTATCAAACGCAAGCGGTGGAGACTTAACAATAACATTACCTTCAGCGGCTTCTTCTAATGGTAAACTTTACAATATAAAGAAAATAGATGCATCTGCCAACAATGTTGTAATTACAGCTGATGGTGCAGATCTTATTGACGGAACAGCAACTTTAACAACAAACATACAATACCAGAGTTTTACACTAACATGTGATGGATCTGGTTGGTATATAATTTAAGGATAAAAATGACATATAATCCTAGTTTTAGAGATTCATCTGCGTTAAGTGTTGGGAATTCCTTACCCAATAACACTGGATCTACTATTGCAAAATTAACTCCTGTTAGAAGTGACGCAAGTGGAGACATGGACACTATTGACGTTTCCATTGAAAACGAAGCGCTTGCAATTATGGGGATTACAGCAGAAGAAATAGTAAACTCAGAAAGCGGTAGAGTTATAACAAGCGGAAGAATAAAAGACATAACAACAACAGCCAGCAATGGTGACATAATGTACATAAGCAAAACGGGAAGTCTGACAAATGTAAAACCCAGCCTAGGTGTAGGTGGTTTCGTTTCTGATGACTTTGTAATATTTACAGGAACGGTAACTAAAAATCAAGAAGATCCCTTGAAAAAGGATTTAATAGTAAACATAACAATAATCGGTCAACTTTAATAGGAGAGACAAATGGCAGACATTTCAAAAATCAGTTCGTTAATTAAAGGTATAATGCGTACCACGGACATGACTACAAACACACTGGTAACAACATCAGTAAAAGTTGGCGGAGCTTTCCCAACAGAGTTAACAAAAACGATATTAGATAAACTAATATTAATGGAAACGTTTACCGACGTAAACGGTAAAACATTATCAGCAAATGTTACTGTTGCTGCAACTCCTGCAAACTACACAGCAGGTTCTGCTGACGTAGAAGCTCATTTATCAGGAATTGACACAGCTCTAGCAAACGCAAGTAGTGGTGGTGTTGTTAATATCTCTGTTAACGAAATAACACATGGTTTCTCTGTAGGTGACGCTGTTTATCACAACGGTACTAACTGGGCAAAAGCTCAATCTGATGCTGATACAACATTATCTCAATATTTTGTAACAGAAATTGTTGATGTTAATAATTTCGTTGCTCATCAATTTGGTGAAGTAGAAATTACTTCTCATGGTTACACAGTAGGTCAATATTATTTCCTAAGTAACTCAACAGCAGGTCTTGCAACTTCAACTGAACCTTCTTCAGG